CGACCGGGGCAAACCAGTATTAAGAAAAAACCCAGCAATGGAAGCACTAAAGCAGGCAAACGCCGAAATAGAGAAACTGCGTAAGATTGTGGGCGATGCAGTTAACCTGGACTGAATCTATAATTGAGCGCTTTTGCGTTTTAACTGAGGACAGCGGAGCCGGGCAACCAGTAAAGCTTATGGAATGGCAGCGTAAGCTTATACGCGACGCTGAGGGCAAGCGTATGGTATGGCTAGAAATACCACGCAAGAATGGTAAAAGCGCTTTTATCGCTATGCTAGCAATAGCCCATATGCTCAAGGGATTTAAGGAGGGCACTAACCCCCAGGTAGTCCTAGCAGCTGCAACCAGAGAGCAGGCCGGAATTTTGTTTGGCTACGTGCGAAACATGATTTTGCTTAACCCGGAACTGCAAAAGGTACTAGAACCCTACCGTAAGGAAATACGTTTAAAGGGCAAGCCCGGCTACCTAAAGACCATTACCAGCGACGGGGGCAGTAACCACGGGCTAAACCCGTCTTTTATCTTATGCGACGAAATACACAGCTGGAATGAGGTAAAGGGTCCGGAACTGTGGGAAGCACTACGCACGTCGATGGCATCACGCCCTAGCCAAATGGTAGCTATTACCACGGCAGGCAGCGCTTACAGCTTTGCCCACAAATGGCACGAATACGCAGAACGGGTAAAGGAGCAGCCAAGCATAGACCCAAGCTGGCTAACTATCATTTACGGAGCTACGGACGAAGAGGACCCGCACGACCCGAAGGTATGGGCCAAGGCTAACCCGTCCCTGGGTATAACGGTTACGTTACAATACTTAGAAGAGTTAAGCAATACAGCTAAGCACGACGAACCCACGCTACTAAGTTTACGTAAGCTCCACCTTAACCAGTGGGCCGGTAGCGCCCAGCCCTACATTGAATTAGGTAAGTGGCTAAAGTGTGAAGGTCCCAAACCTAAAGGCGTGGATAAATGGCGCTGCTTTTTAGGGGTTGACCTTGCAGCTGTTAACGACTTTACAGCCTATGCGGTGGTTTACTTTAATGGCGAACGCTTTTATACGGTCCAGTATTACCAAATCACGGACCACGCCATGACTAAGCGAAAGCAGAAGTACCCGAACCTAGCACGCAACTGGATTAAGAATGGCCAGCTGGACATGGTGAAGGGTGAGGTAACCACAACCGACCACCGTATAGCAATGATTGAAAGCATAATTGACAAGCACCCGGTCGAGGGCATTTTCTTTGACCCCTGGAACGCAGCAGAAACCGTGGAGCGTTTACGCAGCAAATACGGTAAGCAGTTCTGTTATGAGGTCCGCCAGTCGGCGCTCATGGTAAACGAGCCAATGAAGCTACTTTATCGTATGGTAACGACTAAAGGCATAACACACGACGGCAACCCTATTACCGCCTGGATGATTGCGAACACCAGCCTGCATATTGATAAGAACGACAACTGGACGTTCCAAAAGGATAAGGCACCGGACCGCATAGACGGCACGGCTGCCCTAATTACGGCGTTAGCAGGGTATGTTCACAATGCGAGCACTGGAATGAGTACATATGAGGAATTAGATATAATTTTTGTGTAACTTTGTGTAATGGCATGGTATGACCGTATAAAGCGTAGTGTTAGTGGAGTAATAAGCCCTAAGCCCTGGCTAATCAATCTTTTTGGCGGTAACACTACGTTAGCGGGCGAGAACGTGAGCAGCACAAACGCGCCAAAGGTTAGCGCTTTGTATGCCTGCGTTAACTTAATTGGCAATACGATTGCCTCACTGCCCTGGCAACTGTTCCGCGAAACTGAGCAAGGGCTACTATTCCAGCCTGGCCTTATTAACGACCTGGTAAGCAAGCGACCAAACGAGGCGTACAATAGCTACGATTTCCGTAAGGCTATGTTAACGCAGCTTTTGCTGCGCGGTAACGCTTACGTACTGCCGGTACGTAGCGGTAACAACCTAGCCGGCCTAGAGCTTATCGATACCGAACTAGTAACAGTTGACACTACCAGCGGCGAGCTAATCTACCAGCTGCATTTACGCAACGGTATTAACCTACGCCTAAACCCCAACCAGTTAATACACCTAAAGTACTGGAGCTTTGACGGTATTAACGGAGTTAGCCCAATCGTTTACGCAAAGGAAATAATTGGCACCTCAATGGCCGCAACTGCTCATATGGGCGGGTTTTATGGCAACGGGGGCATGCCTAAAGGCATCTTACAAATTCAAGGCACTATTAGGGACGCGGACCGCGTTAAGCAAATAGGCCGACAGTTCGACGAACTAAACAAAGAATACAAGGGGCGGACCGCTGTTCTAACTGAGGGCGCAGAATACAAGCCGGTAGCCGCGAACTTTCAAGAGTCGCAGTTAATCGAAAGCTTGAGGTTTAGTGTTGAAGAAATCTGCCGCCTTTACAGCGTCCCCCCTCACAAAATTGGCCACATGGACGGCGCAGGCTACGCCAACAGCATAGAGGCGCAAAACGCGCAGTTTGTCAGCGACTGCATCCGCCCATTGATTGAGGTAATCGAAATGGAATTTACCAACAAGCTACTAAGTGGTAACCGTGTGTTCCAGCTGGACCTTAAGGCCCTTATGCGTGGCGACATTAGCACTGAAGTACAGCGTAACGTCAATTACTGGAACATAGGCGTAATGAGCGCCAACGAAATACGCCGCACTGAGGGCTTGGCACCTATTGAGGGCGGCGACATATACAACAAGCCCATGCATATGGGCAGCACAGACCAACAAAATGGAGAAGGAAATACGCAGCCGGACGATACCGGTAACGGAGAGTAACACCGTAGAAGGCTACGCCCTTAACTGGAACGAGTACGATATGGGTTCTTTTATGGAGCGCATAGACGTTAACGCGCTAGGCGAGTTAAACGACTACGACGTACACGCCCTTTACAACCACGACTACGACCGAGTACTAGCTAGGTCCAAATACGGCGAGGGCACCCTAAGCCTAGAGCAGGACCAAGAGGGCCTAAAGTTTCGTTTTGACTTGCCCGATACGTCAACTGGTAACGAGGTACGCACCCTAGTAGGTCGCGGCGACGTAGACCAGGCAAGCTGGGCTTTTACAGTTAAGCAAGAGCGCTGGGAGAACGTACGCAGCGAAAAACCCACACGCGTTATAGAAAAAATTGGCGAAATGTACGACATTAGCCTAACCCCTCGCGGGGCTAACCCCACTACGTCCGTAGCATTACGGTCGCTAGAAAAGGCCTTACAAGAGGCAGAACCTGAACAATTAACCCAAAACCCCGAAACCGTGGAAAATCACGAAAACGAGGCAGAAACAAGAGCTAACACTTTTGTAGATGCATCAGCTGTACAAGGTCAGCTTTCAAAGAGCGAAGCTCGCAACCTTGGAAAATTTAACATCATTAAGGCTATCAACGAAGCCCGCAATGGTAAACTTACTGGCGTAGAAGCCGAAGTAAACCAGGAAGGCTTAAGCGAAAAGCGCAGGCTCGGAGTTGACGCTCGCGACATGCACGCTATCAACATGCCCGAAATGCTTTTTACCCGTACACAGTCAGTTACTGGCGGAACCGGTGGAAACCTTGGCGGCGACTTGGTATTTACCGAGCCAGGACGTTATATCGACTTTTTGTACCCCAACACACCTACGCTTGGCCTTTGCTCAATCGCAGAGAACCTAGTAGGTAATATCGACTTTCCTAAGCAAACGTCTAGCTACACGCTAAACTGGCAGACCGAAACCGGAACCGACACCGTTCAAGACATCAACTTTGATAAAGTTACTATGTCGCCTAAGCGTGCCGTAATTTCTGCGTCTATGTCAAACCAACTGCTGCGCCAAGAGTACAGCCGTGGAATTGAGCAGCGCGTAATTCAGCAGCTCAACCTTTCGTTCAACAAAGGCCTAGAGAACGCTGTACTAAACGGTACTGGATCATCTAACCAGCCTAGCGGTATCTATACTGAACTAGCAGCGCAGGCTTTGGCCCTAGGTGCTATTTCTTTTGACGACCTAGTAGACATGGAAGCTGCACTAGCTGCAAGCGACGCACTAGCTGGCAACCTTGCTTACGTTACTCACCCTAACGTAGTAGCCAAGCTAAAGAAAACCAAAGTAGACGCAGGTAGCGGACGCTTCCTCGTAGAGGGCATGCTTGACCCAGTTAAGACTGCAAACGGTTACAATATCTTTAATACCACGGTTTCTAAAAAGACTACTGGTACCCCCGATACCTACGGTTTGCTTTTCGGTAATTTCGCAGACGTTCAAATCGGATTTTGGGGCGGTGCCACTTTAATGGTAGACCCTTATTCTCAAATGAAGTCATCTATTGTAGAGATCTACGTAGAGCGCTTTATGGACGTAGCCGTATTGCGTAACGCATCTTTTGCTCTAGCAACTGACGTAACTATCTAAACAAATGGTAACGGTTAGCAGTTATACTCCGATTACGGTAAATCTTACCGAAGTAAAGGCCTTTTGCCGTGTAGACGGTAGCGCAGACGACGCGCTACTAACTATGCTATTCAGCGCAGCGGTCGAGGAATTTAACAGCTATACCGGCTATCGTTTAGGTGCAACAACTGTAACAGTGGATACCTGGGGGCAAGAGCAATACGCTCTCCCCCTGGGTCCGGTTACGGCTATTACAAGCGTAACAGCTTACGACGACGAAGGCGTTAGCACAGTGTTAACATTGTTTAACGACTACACCTACATTAACACGACCCTAACGCTCAAGGAAACCCCGGAGCGTATGGTGATAGTTTATACGTGCGGCGACACTAACCCGCCAGCAGACATTAAACACGCGCTGTACCAGCGCATTAAATTTGGGTACGACTACGGCGACGACTTGCCGTACAATTCAAACCGCTTTTTTGACCGCCTAGCGTTTCGCTACCGCCAAAATTTCTCGTAATGCTAGACCTGCGCGTTACGCTTTACCAGCCGACTACGGCCACAAATAACAGCGGCCAGGTAACAAAGACCTGGACCAGCGCAGGCTCATTTTACGCCGAGCGCATAGTGCCGGGCGCAACCGGTACGGAAACCATGCCGTACGACCAAATCCAAAGCGCCACTAGCATAACCTGGCGTTTACGCTACCCCAACAGCGTGGCAGCAAAATGGAAGCTAACCTACAACGCCGAGGACTACGAC